CCCCTCTTGGGGCTTATTGGGAAACTCTGCATCCAAAGAATCGCTGGGGTGGGAACTTCTCCAATCTAGTGGATTGTCCACACTTTGAACGTGTGCCAACAGCATAGCAAAAAGAACCAAAGTACCAATCCCAATAATTGCGCCTAATGCCAAGGCAAGGACTGTGGCTATCATATTAATTCCCTCTGCATAGGTACAAACCGCCATTCCCTTTCTGCCCTGCCTGAATTGGATTTTGTGGTGCGCCCTGTAAGTTCCACCCGCCCATCCTTTTCAAGTTCTTTCATGCGCCTAGCCACTTGGTTGCCATCAAGCCCCACAAGTTCAGCTATGCCATCCTTGCCCATTGGCCCAAATCGTTGCAGGCAGTCCACAATCTTTTCAAAGTGCTGTTTTGCAAGGTCAATTGATTGATCAGCAGCGGCGTGGCTGGTAAAAGGGTCAAGCCCCCTTGCTCTAAAAAGGTATGTCATCTCTAGCCCCTGTATTTGTCTTTTCTTCCAAGTCATAGCAATTTGCCCATCCAGCCCAACCCCCGTCCACAATTGGTATTGAATCAATCTTAATTTTTAAATTTTCATTGTCATCCAAAAAGACTGAGCCAATGGTTTGGTAGCGTTTCTTTTCTTGCCCATCGCGGGTTTTGTATGTGCCAGTAATTACAACAATATTTTTAAATTTTTTCATTTCACACTTTCAGTTTGTTAAGTTTTTGAATTTTGTCTTCTACATCCATCAAAAAGTTGATGACTTCTTTTTCTAGTTGGGCAACATAGATAGGGTCAAACTCAACCCTTTTGATGAATATTTGCAAACCCTCTGCCATGCGTGGGTCAAAACTTACAAAGTCACACCATTGGCGCATGGTGGAAGCCATTTGCCATTGCATTTGTGTGTTGTACTTTTCAGGCACTTTTTGATCAAGCAAAGTTTGAATGTGAGTTGAGGTGTTGGGGCATTTAATCTCTACTAAACCAAAATCCCCAACCAACCCATCAGGTGATGCACCAGCATCTTTGATTAATGGATGGGTAATAAACCCTACCTCAGATACTAAAACGTCCACCTTTGCCTCATAAGCGGCTCTAGCAAATGGTTCGGTATCAGTTCCCCATTGCATTGCTGAGTTGCTAAATGACTCTGCTGGTTTTTCAGTCATGCGTTCACACACAAGTTGCGCCATATAATTTTCTCTGCTGGCGCTGAAACCAGTTTTGGTTTTGGCAATAATGTCTGCCACTCTACTAGCGGTAACTTTGCCGCATCGGGCAGCAAACCATTCAACTGTTCCCTGTTCCATCTATAATCTCCAGTTTTTGTTTCAAAAGAATAAATGTTGCCAAATCAATTTGGCTGGCGGCTTTGTAAGCTCGTTTGCGCATATCGGTAGTCAATCTAAAAACTGTTTCATCTTTTGCAGCAATAGCCATTTGAAACTGCAATAATTCCTCTATAGCTTGTTTTGCCATAAGCAAAGTTTCTAAGGATATTTCGTATTTCATGCTTCCCTCGCTTTCAACATTGCATCAGCTATGTCGTACGCCATTTCAGCATACAACGCTAACACCGGAGACAATGGTCTTTCTCCTGAAATAAGGGCTTGCATAGCTTTCGCTGCAAAGTAGTCCCGCAAGGTCATGCCATAAGCTACGTTGTAACTGTCACGCTGGCTGTCAGGGAATAAGTAAGGAAATGCTGGCGGGTTGTTCATTTAGCTTCCAATTGTGATTTTTTTGCATCTTTTTTGGCAATAACTTTTGTTTGCCATGATTGTTCACCATTGGTTGCTTTGTAAGCGGCTTTGTAAGCTTCTTGCAACTCTTTAAGTGTGGTGACTTCATCCATTGCCTCAATCAAGTCAGTAATTTCATTTTCGTTAACAGTGGACTTAATCTCGGTGCGACGGCTGGCACTGTTGCCATCGTCATCTTCAGGGGCAATACCGCAAGCCGACATAAGGGAATACCTACGAGCATAAGTAAGAGCCGAACCATAACCTTGTGGGTCGTGTTTGCTGGCTGGCACAAATAATTGCCCACAATTTAATGTTTCGCCTGACTCATGGATGAATACAGTTTCTACAACTACACCATCTGGGTGGGGCTGATTTTGCTGTACTAATGCTATACCGTTGTCGTTTAAAGCGTCTATAACAGCCTCAACGCAAGCAGAAAGGTCTGCATATCGACTACGAAAATGCGGGTTGGTAGCGGTCTTTAAAGCGGGTCCAAATGCTTTTTGTGCTTTAACCAATGCGGTTGCAATATTTTTCATGCTTTTTCCTTATCAAGTTGTTCCAGTTTTTTTTCTGCATCAATTTCTGCTTTAATGCGGATGTATTCATCTTTATCCATAACTTCGCAGTTAAGCCCAAATAAACTTTCGTCAAAGTCAATAAGGTCGTAAGTAAAATTGCTTTCTAACGTTTCTAAGTTGTAAGCTTTTTTAATGTATTCAGCAATAAAATGTTTTAAATCATTAATGTCAAGTTCTAGTCGCATCATTTATTTTCCTTAGTATGTGTAACGAGGGCCACAAGTAACTTCCACAACAGTTTCTACCGTGTAGCCGTTTATCTTGCGTTTTGCGTAAATGGGTATAGCGCGCAGTCCTGATGTTTCGCATTGCTTAACCGCATCAATAACTTCATTTCTACCCATAGGCTGAATTTGTTTATCCATTACCAGCTCTTGCATAGTGTTTGGAATTGGTTCAGGTCGTGATGTATATGCAATTGGTGGTGGTTGCTGGTTTGCGCATCCAACTAGAAGTAAAAGCAAAAGTGCAATTTTCATTTTTATCCTAAAAATGGTTGTTTAAAATCAAGCTGTAAACCCGCGTACTGCGTTGAGTGTCAACTTGGTAATCTGTGTGTTCTTTGGTGCATTGCAAAAGATAGTTGTATTCAGCTTTTGTTAAGTCGTTGGTAATTTCAATGTTGCCTTGCATAACAACAAGGTCAAAGAAACCGCTTAATTCCCAATCATCGCCCTCGCACCAAGTCCATTCAACATTAACCTCGCCAAAGCGGTTTAGGTATTCTTCAAAAGTGCCTGTTTCGTCCATCATGGTCTCCAAACAAAAATGTCAAGGGCAACCACCACAATAGCAATGATGGCAACAATGTAAACAGCGATTGCTGTCCAGTCGGTGGGTTTGGTGTATTTTTCTATTTCAAACATGCTTGTTCCTTAAAGGCTTTTCATTAATTCAATTGCTTCACAACGGTAAACATTTGCAATTCCATAATGTTGAATTGCTGAATTTATCCAATATTTATCAGGGTAGCGTTTCCAACTTTCTTCAATTTCAAAACGTTTTTCACAATCGGCGGCTTTAGCTATATGCGCCCCTGCAAAACTAAGTTTTTGCAAAACTTCTATTGGTGCTGGTGTATGGTTGTTCATATTTACTCCTTAAAGACCCCTTGCGAAATTGCTAGGGCATGGTTGAATTGTAAAGGGTTCTTAACAGCTTGTAAAGAATATTTTTTAGTTTTTATAAGGACTTTCCCTATGTTTGTAAAAAACAAGGGGCAAAAGCCCCAAGTTTTATGCTAACAAAAGTGATTCGGCTTCGGTTTTAAGTCGATTGCCATTGCCGAACCATGCGTTGTTCATGCGACTGTCAACATTGTGTCCACGTTCATGGTCGATGTATTGTGTGACTGCATTCAGTAAACCCCAACGTGTGCCATAAACACCTTGGTTGTTTGCACCAATTCCAGCGCCATCAAATAAATCAAGTACTCTTTTAAAGCCTCGTGATTCTTTAAGTGCTTGGGTTTCAGGATCAAAAGATGGTGGAAATAATTGGCTAAAAAAGTCTTTTGCGTATGCCGATGAAACATTTTGTCGGGCAAATGATCTGTATTTGTCCATCATTCCATCAAAACCACCAACGATGATGCCCAGCCTTTCACGCATCAGGCTTGAATCAAAGTCTGTGCCATGGGTCAACATGACACGACTTGGAGTTTTTTCGTTATCAGCCGCAGAAAGTGTGTTGTTACACACAACCCTGATGCTAGTGAATTGACCAATTGTTGCGGCAGAGCCATCAAAAGATGTGCTGAGTAAAAGGTAACCCTTAACAGCATCATCGTGTAAAACCACAGCTTCTTTGTTGACATTTGCCAAAGCCCAAATTCGTTTGCCGCCCTTAATTGCACCAGCAACTTCTAATGTGAATCCAGCTGATTTAACCAAGGTATTGAAAAAGTCAAGAACATCGGCGGGCTGATGAATTTTGTACCGATCAGATACCACGCCCAAAGGCATATCGGTGTCGTTGCGGTAAATCACAGTTTTGTTTTTTACTATCATGGGTGCGCCATGACCCTCAGGCCAAAACATAACAGGAGAGACTTGTGCCTCCCAATCTAGCCCAGCTTCTGTGCGCCACACATCAATAGGTGCATTTACTGTTAACTGTTGACCAAGGCCATGCCAAGGAGTTTTGTTGGCAAAAGCAATTTCTGCTTTGCCTGTCATTGCGTTGTTTTCAATTAAATGAGCCATGATTTTTTCCTTAAAGATGGGGCCGTAGCCCCGTAATTTGATTAAGCGTTTGCCAGTTGTTGATTGGTGGGTTTTTGTAAAAAACAGGCATCTAAAACGCCTGCATCAACAACCCGACCTGAAGGTGTGGTGTATTTAAGCGCAACCTTAAATTTGTCGATTGCTTGCACTGTGTAAACAGTAGCATCTACTAAGTCAGTAGCAACCACTTTCATGTTGATGTGAATTTCTTGAGGTTTCATAATTTTTCCTTAAAGTACCCTATGCGAAATTGCTGGGGAATGGTTGTATTGTAAATGGTTCTTTACAAATTTTCAATGTAATTATTTAAGTCCTTTTATTTTTGAAGGACTTTCATGTTTACCTTGCTTAACATACAATGCCGGTATGACAAAAGAACAGCTTATTCGATTGGCGGGCTCACAGAGTGAGCTTGCACGCATTTTGGGTATTACTAGAGCGGCTGTAAATCAATGGCCACAAATACCTGAAGGCAGACTTTGGCAACTTCGTGTTTTGCGACCTGAATGGTTCACAAACAAAGTTACGACTTTTGGGTTATAGTTGAGACACGGCTACCTTTAGCGGGGGAAAAGACGATTCATCACCGTTCTGCCGATGTTTCTTTTTGTGATGATGACCAATGATGTGAGGTTTTATGCATTACTACCAATTAAATATAGGTGACTACAAGTCACATACAAATCATTTAGATTTAATGGAAGACTTGGCTTACCGCCGACTTCTTGACCTTTACTATTTACATGAACGACCGTTGAACAATGGTATATCGGTTGTTGCGCGGCAGATAGGAATGCGTGAATATGAGGTTCAGGTTCAGACTGTTTTAGAAGAATTTTTTAATTTGACTGAAAATGGGTGGACCAACGCTAGGGCTGACAGAGAAATTCAGCATTACCAAGGGAAAATTGAACAAGCATCAAGGGCTGGTAAAGCATCTGCTGAACGCAGGCATAACAAGCGTTCAACAGACGTTCAACTAAACAAGAACCAAGAACCAATAACCAATAAACAATTAAATAAAGATATATGTCCACCTGACGGTGAACTTGGCAAAATAAAAAAATTACCTGATTGTGAACACAAAGGGGTGATTGAGTTATACCACCAGTTTTTGCCAACACTTAGAAAAGTCGAGGTTTGGAACGCAACAAGACAGGGATATTTGCGGCAAAGATGGCGAGAGGTTGCTGAAGAACTTGCGCAGGAAAAGCCAATAGATACAAACCATGTGCTTAATTGGTGGGGTGAATTTTTTCAACATATCAGCAAATCCAAGTTTTTAATTGGAAAAGTAAACAGCAAGGATGGTCGTGCATTTACTGCTGACCTCGAATGGATTTTAAAACCCAGTAATTTTGCAAAAATCGTAGAAGGGAAATACCATGGCAATCACTAAATTTAGAAAAGATGAACCGCAAGATAACTTTGATCATTTAATTTGTTCAGTTGCTGGATGCCAAAATCGCTGGTCAGTGCTGATGGAAGGTGAAAGACCTATGTGTTCAAAACATAAATGGTCTGAACATAAACCGGCAACAGCAAAAGATATTGCTGCTTTTTTATCTAATAAGCCTGTAAAGCACTGGCAAGATGATGAGGTGTTTTGATGTATGACTACAAAACTTTACTTGACAAAAGACGGGAAGGCCAAGAATTTAGCCTTGCTGACATCAACAGAGCTCTTAAAGATTCAGGAGACCTTGCGCAAAACGGAAGCAAAAGAGTGGATTCGCCGATACCGCTTGAAAGTCAAAGAAACAGGGAAACAGCAAGCACAAGCATGGTGGTTGGGAGTGAAAGAAGCAATAGAAAAGAAGCGTGGGCAGGATGGTCTAAATACCTTGATTGCAGAGATGCAGAGGCAACGACATGATGACAATAGTCTTTGATGTGCCACTTGAACCCAAAGGTAAAGGCAGACCAAGATTTTCCCGACATGGAAAATTTACTAAGGTTTACACCGATAAAGCAACTTTAGACTACGAAACAGCAATTCAATTGTGTGCCAGTAAAGCAATGGGGATTCAAAAGCCGCTAGAACAGCCTGTAAGCGTTTATTTATACATTAGGGTATCAATTCCTAAGTCGTATTCCAAAAAACGCTTAGAGGCGTGTTTAAGCGGGGCTGAACGACCAACAAAAAAGCCTGACATTGACAATATTGCAAAATCATTTTTGGATGCAATGAATGGCACGGTTTATCTTGACGATACGCAAGTGGTTGAACTGAACTTAAAAAAGATTTATTCGGCTGTGGCTGGAGTAAATGTAGCAATCATGGAGGCAAAATGAGACCAGAAGATGCGGCACAAACGATTAGAGACAAAGCTGCGGCGTATGGAGAATTTAAAGCGCAAAGGGTTTACCTTGATGAATTTAGAAAATCCAAAAAAGCTTTGCTTATGAAAAATGCGCTTGAAATGGGTTACGAGGCGGCAAATGCTCAAGAGCGGGAAGCGTATGCCGACCCTACATATTTGCAATTACTAAAAGGTTTAGCAGCAGCAATTGAAAAAGAAGAAACTTTGCGTTGGGAAATTGAAGCGGCAAGGTTGGACATTGAAATTTGGCGAACAAGGGAAGCAACAAACAGGATGCAAGACAAGGCGCACCAATGAAATGTCCAGTATGTGGAACATGGACAATAGTAAAAGAAACACGAACAAGCACAGGCAACAGCCGCCGCCGCAGGCTGGAATGCGCGAATAAACACAGATTTACCACACTGGAGACAATAGTTGTACCAAAAACACCAATACATCCGAAGCAAAAAATTATTAAAACTGGTGGCGGGGCTTGACTGCCAAGCCTGCGGGTCAGGCAATATGGTGCAAGCAGCACACACGAACTGGGGTGGTGGCAAGGGTCGCGGGATCAAGGCTGATGACAACCTAGTGGCGGCGTTGTGCTTGAAATGCCATTTTGAGATTGACCAAGGCAAAGACTTAACCAAAGAAGAACGACAGGAAAAGTGGCATCTTGCCCATGTTGCAACGGTTGCCAAATTGTGTGATCAAGGGGCATGGCCTGTTGACTTACCAATTCCCACGTTTACAATGGATGTGCAGTTGTCTTAACAGGGGGTATTGTTTCCCCCTTTTTTTTGATATAGTGGCAATATGAACGAAGAAGTAGCCGAATTTGTAGCGCACTTGTTGCATAGCAGCACGGTGACGCATTTCATGCACTGGTCAAGCACCAGCTTTGCAAAACATAAAGCGTTAGGGAAATATTATGCAAAAATTATTGAACTGGTTGACAGATTTGCAGAAGCGTACATGGGCAAATATGATCAGCTTAAAAAGTTTCCTGATGAGTTTCATACAGAAAAAGACCCTGTAAAATATTTGGAAAACATGAAAGAATTTGTGGAAGAATCCCGCAAGGAACTGCCACAAGACACAGAATTGCAAAATTTGGTGGATGAAATCGCCGACTTGATCAATTCAACTTTGTTTAAACTGCGTTATCTTGACTAAGGAAAAATCATGGCAAATTTGATGAAAAGAGAACCCAAGAACTACGGTGTAACTGCCTCAATCAAAGGCGATTCAACCGCATCTGATTCAACAGGTGAAAAAATGAGTTCAAAAATGAACATTCCTGCCGCCAAAACTAACATGACTGGCGCAGACAAAAAATTTGATGGTGGACGTTCTAACGGCGTTTGCTATTCACACGATCGCAAATCTAGCCAGTAATGGCTAGTTGCGCTGACTGTAAATTCTTTTTGAATGCCCAGATCATGGGCAGTTGCCGCCGTTATCCACAGACTATTAACAGGCACATGAACGATTGGTGTGGTGAACACGCATTAATTGAACAAGTAATGGTTAATTTACCTGTGTATGACATTATGACTGACACTATTTCTGAGCCTAAAAAGCGCGGAAGAAAGCCAAAAAATGATCAAGCCATTGCATGACCGTGTAGTTGTTCGCCCAAATGTTCGCAAGTTGTCAGACATTATTTATGTCAACAACAAGGAATCATTTAACGAGGGAACAGTTGTTGCGGTTGGCCCAAAGGTTGATCAGACTCAGGTTGGTGACTTCATTAAGTATGGCAACGGAGATTATTTAAATTGGCCTGTTCAGCACATTGATGGGCAGGATTATCAAATCATTCAAGAAGCCGACATTTGTGCGGTAGTGGAGGCGTAATGGCAAAAGCTGGACTTTATGCAAATATTCATGCCAAGCAAGAACGTATTAAAGCGGAAAAAGCTGCTGGTAAAACGCCTGAACGTATGAGAACGCCCGGCACAAAGGGCGCACCCACTGCGGCAGCATTTAAACAATCTGCCAAGACTGCCAAAAAATGAAAAAGCACGACAAGCCCATTTCGCACACCATTACGGGTAAAGGTAAAACCTACAACCCAACAGACAAAGGTGCTGGAATGACCGCTAAAGGTCGTGCTGAATACAACGCAAAGAATAATTCAAATCTCAAACCGCCTGCCCCCAACCCCAAGACTAAAGCAGATGCTGGTCGAAAAGCCAGTTTTTGTGCAAGAATGGAGGGAGTAGTTAAAAACGCCAAAGGCCCAGCGGAAAGGGCAAAGGCATCCCTTAAAAATTGGAACTGTTAAAAGGAACACATCATGTCAAACTCACAAGCAATTGGCGCGGCATATCTTGACCAAGATATTATTGATGCCAATTATTCCCTAGTGAACAATATCACAGGGCAATTAGGTTACACAACTGGCAGCCCAACAACTTCTGGCGTTTCTGTTACTCAGGCAACCAGTAAATCAACAGGCGTTACGCTTAATGCCGCGGCTGGTCAAATTGTTACTAACAATGCGGCTTTAGCGGCTGGTGCAGAAGTGGCTTTTATAGTCACAAACAGCGCAGTTAGTGCATTAGATATTCC